GCATTATTAATGTTAGTAATAACATTATGGTTTAAAGACTACGCTACAAAAATTGCAAAGGGCATGGCGTTTAAAATGAACGCTGATTTTGCAGAAGGTGATAAGGTATTACTAGACGGCGAACGAGCATTAATAGTAAAAATCGGAACAACACAAACAGTATTCGGTATACATAAACAAGGCGGCGATTTAGACGGCGACTACTGCTGGAGATATGTGCCCAACGAAAGAATTAGTACTCTTAAATTAGAAAAAATTATATTCGACAACACACCTACTGTTAACGAAAAGAAAATTAAAGAGAACGGACATAAAATTAATGAGTTGACCAATGGCAATTCTTGAAAGGATGTTCGATGACACATTATGGATTTATACAGCGATTGTGGGAGCACTATTGGGTGCAGCATTTCTTGCTTGGTTTAGGAACACTAGGGCAGGTCTATGGTGTTACGCACTGTTCGACAGAATACTTGATGGCATTACACAGCGATACGGATGGACATGGTTCCAAGAGCCAGACGATGTATGGCGTAAACGATATCCAAGAATAACAAAGAAGATTGATGAATTAGAAAAAAGAATTAACAAAATCGAGGGTAAAGATGTTAATAGACACAACATTCGCTGAGCGCAGTTTACTATTTGCTAAACTTGCTAAAATAGCGTATTTAGAAAAAAAGGCAGCAAAGAAAGCTGCTAAGAAATTAGGATTCGATGTATGCGAATTCTATGAAGAAAGCGGGGCGCAAGCATACCGCTTTGCCAACACCACAGATCTTGTGATAGCTTGTCGGGGCACCCAACCCACTGAATGGAATGATGTAGAAGCAGACCTACGAGCCATTCCAGTCCTAGCTGAAACAGTTTCAAGAGTACACAAAGGATTTAAGAGTGAGGTAGACGCTCTTTGGCCGATGATCCTCGATGACTTGAGGGACTTGAAACCTGAGCAAGATCTGTGGTTTTGTGGCCACAGTTTAGGCGCGGCAATGGCAACTATAATGGCGAGTCGTTGTAAGCACGAAAAAAGTATTTCCGATCCAGAAGAACTTTATACATACGGCTCGCCTAGAGTTGGCTGGCGTGGTTATTGCAACAGTCTTGATATAACCCATTATCGTTGGAGGAATAACAATGACATAGTTACAACTGTTCCATTGAATATAATGGGTTACAGACACCACGGGACAGAAGAATACATTTGCTCTAATGGTACTATACGTAATGTAGCAGGTATAACAAAATGGCAAGACAGATTAAAAGGCATGTGGAAAGGTCTTAAAGCTGGTAAGATAGATGCATTTTCTGATCATAGCATAGACGAATATATCAAACACATTGAAAACTACCAAAGGAATTTAAATGAACGATATTGAAATTAATCAAACAATAGACCCTTGGGAAGATGGGGAATGTGATGAATGTGATATTGTTATTGAAGATGGAGCGTTTGACGGATTTGAAGGTAAAACAATAAACATTACAGAAAATGTCGGAGCTGGCAGTCAAGGTGATGTACAAGCAGGTATAGAATTTATCTATCATATGCGAGAGCATCTAACTGATGTTAGTGTAGCAACAATATATTTGTTAGCAGTATACGCAGCAGTATTATGGATTAAAAGGAAATTAGGGTAATGCCAAGGAAAAAATTAGAAGATTTAGAAGTAAGCACTAAAACAGAAAGAAGTGCTACAAAAACTACAACACAAGCAACAGTTAAAGCACCGGATCAAGGTGTAACTAATATGAGTAATAATAAGTTCAAAAGTGTAATTTATCTTGCCCAAGCAGTTGACGCTTGGAGAATATTTCCTCGTGTGTTTATTACAGTTTATATTATTTTACTATATCAAGTAACACATTGGTTTATGGCTCTGCCAGATCCGAATATGAATCAAGCAGGCCTAGTAAGTATTGTTGTAGGCGCCGGAGCAGCATGGTTTGGACTTTATCTAGGATCCAGTAAGAAGTTCAAGGACGACTAACTCTCACTAAGTACTGTATGAATTATTATAATGTACTAGGGGTAAACAAAACAGCAAGTCAGGATGAAATCAAAAGAGCTTTTAAAAAAGCAGCAATGCAACATCATCCTGACCGTGGCGGAAATGAAGAAACATTTAAACACGTAACTGAAGCTTACGAAACTTTAGGTGATGCACATAAACGTCAAGCATACGATAATCCTCAACCTAAAAACGACTTTCACTTTAATTCTCAACATAATCCGTTTGGCGGACATCCATTTGGTGACATCTTTAATCAAATGCATCAACAACGCAGGCAACCACAAAATAGAGATATAAGAATTAATCTTGTTGTAGAGTTTGAAGATGCATTTCACGGCAAGATTGTAACAGCATCTTACCAGATGGCAAACGGGAAAACAGAATTTATAAATGTACAAGTACCAGTTGGAGCAAATGACGGAGATACAGTACGTTATAAAGGACTAGGCGATAACACAGATCCTAGATTTGGCAGGGGCGACCTTTACATTAAGATACGTGTAAGATTGCCTGTGGGTTGGCAAAGACAAGGTAACGATCTTGTTACTAAAAAGTTTGTAAATGTATTTGACATTATGCTAGGATGTGTTATACTAATAGAAACTCCCGATAAAAAGAGTTTAAATTTGAATATACCTAAAGGCACAAAATCAGGCACAACATTGGCAATGCGTGGATATGGAATGAGCGATGTTAGAACAGGCAGGAAAGGTTCTATATTAGTTCATATCGAAGCACAGATACCAAGGATCAACGATCCAGATGTTATAGCAAAGACACTGGAATTAAAGCATTTAATAGAGGATAAAAAGAATGGTTGAACCATCTCAGGAACTACAATTAGTATTCGATAAAGCTATTAAGGATGCAAAAAAACTAAAACACGAGTATGTTACATTAGAGCATTTACTCTATGCAATGCTATGTGAAGAAGCATTTGTAAACTTAATGACCGAATACGGTGCTGATGTTGCTTACATAAAATCTAATTTAGAGCATCATTTAAAAAACAATAATGATATCAAAACAGATCAGAAAAAGTTCAAGCCCAAAAAAACACACACAGTAGAGCGTTGCTTAAACAGAGCATTCACTCAAGTATTATTTAACGGACGTACACACATTGAATTACGTGATGTACTACTATCTATGCTTAACGAAAAGAAATCAGTATGTGTATATTGGTTGAACGAAGGCAATGTAAACAAAGCCAAGTTTGCTGAATTTGTTGCTGAAGAATTAGACAGCGTCGAAATGGTAGATGAAGAAAACTCAGGCGATGCAAAGAAAGCACTAAAGAGTTTTACAACTAATCTAAATGACGAAGTTAAAAAAGGAAAAGTTGATCCTATTATTGGTCGCAATGATGAGCTTGAAAGTTTAGCACTTGCTCTAGGACGTAGAGCAAAGAATAATGTGCTTATGGTAGGTGATCCAGGTGTTGGTAAAACTGCCATTGCAGAAGGACTTGCATATAACATTATGAACGATCAAGTACCAGACTTCTTGAAAGAGTTTAAAGTTTATAGTTTAGACATTGGTGCTATGTTAGCAGGATCGAAGTACAGAGGTGACTTTGAAGAACGCTTTAAACTTGTGCTTAAAGGTCTTACTAAGCAAGGCAAAACAATTATGTTCATCGACGAAGCACATATGATTAACGGTGCTGGCGCAGGTGGACAAGGCAATGCAAACGATTTGGCAAACTTACTAAAGCCAGCATTGTCAAAAGGCGATTTAAAAGTTGTTGCGTCAACTACTTGGGATGAATACAGGAAGTACTTTGAAAAGGATCGTGCTCTTATGCGTCGATTCCAAAGAGTAACAGTTGACGAGCCTACACCAGAAGTAACAAAAGATATTCTACGTGGCATTAAAAAGTATTATGAAGACTATCATAACACAGAAATTACAGAAGAAGCAATTGAAGCAGCAGTTAAGCTTAGTGTAAAATATCAGAGTGATAAGAAATTGCCTGATAAAGCAATTGACTTGATCGATGTAGCCTGTTCAAGATTTAAAGTAAAAAATCAAAAAGATAATAAAATTGTAGACGGAAACGCAATACAGTTTGAACTATCTAAAATGATTAAGGTTCCAGCTGAATCAGTAGCAGAACGTGAAACAGAAAATCTTGCCAAGCTTGACGAAAACATGAAGAAAGTTGTCTACGGACAAGACAGTGCAATTGATGCTATTGTTGATAAAATCTTTGTTAGTCAAGCAGGACTTAAACCAGACGATAAGCCAATTGGTTCGTTTGTGTTTATGGGTCCAACTGGTACAGGTAAAACAGAAACTGCTAAACAACTTGCAGCAAATTTAGGTGTTAAATTAGTACGATTTGATATGAGTGAATATCAAGAGAAGCATAGTGTATCAAAACTTATTGGGTCACCTCCGGGCTACGTAGGTCACGAAGATAATAACGGACAACTTATTGACAAACTACAAGAGAATCCAAATTGTGTGTTGCTGCTAGATGAAATTGAAAAAGCTCATCCAGACATATCACAGATATTGCTGCAAATTATGGACAACGGTATTATTACAGGATCAAATGGTAAAGAAGCAGATGCACGTAATAGTATTGTAATACTTACAACTAACTTAGGTGCTAAAGAGTCTGAGAAAAATGCAATTGGATTTGGTGTTGATCAAGACGATACTAGTTACAGTGAAAAAGAAATGAAAAAGTTCTTTGCGCCAGAATTTAGAAACAGACTTGATGCTACTATTACGTTTGGTAAACTATCAAAAGAAGTAATGATGAAAATTGTTGGTAAGTTTCTTGTTGAGCTTAAAACTATGGTCAAAGACAAGGACATTACGATTACTGTGTCTGATGATAGTTTAGATTATCTAGTTGATAAAGGCTTTGATCCTAAAATGGGTGCAAGACCTTTACAGCGTGTAATTGACAAAGACATTAAGCGTCAACTTTCTAAAGAAATACTATTTGGTAATCTGAAGCAAGGCGGAACTGTACATGTCGATGTTAAAGATGACGTCATTGTATTAGAGTGTGAAGCAAAAGTGCATGAAGTTACCGAAGCGTAATCTAACTACAAAGTTACACTACCGTAAATATCTTTATAAGGTAAATTTATACACGGAGTTAGGCTTTATATTTAGAGCAGAGTTTGATCGCGGTGTAAGGTTAAGTTATGCCGCGGCCAAACTAGACGAAATACGGACAACACTTAAAGATCGAGGCGAATATCTACTTTTAAGGTTTCGAACTGCCTTTGCTTTATCCGAAGTGCAGTTTAGAGAAGCTGAAAAATTATACGATCTACTTATAGACAGTGACGACTATAAGATAAGAATTGAACGTGGGTATAATCTATGGATATACTCTAATACTAAATCACTTATAGATGACATTATTAAAGTAAGCCCTGATACAGTAATTTCTTATTGGGATGTAGAAGATGATATTGCTAAATTCTTATCTAACAATACTAACACGGTAATTGTAGATAAACCTACTGACTACGAGTATAAAGTGTATCTAACACAGGGATCAAATGGTCCGGCAATTGCCCGTTGGTTAGAGAATAATACTGATAAAAGTAAAGTCGGTGAAAAAACTCTTAATGATTTAAAAAATAATTGGATCTATGGACAGTATTGCTATGTTAAAGATAGTAAAGTTTTATTGATGTATCAACTAGTAGCTGGTGGAGGCAATCCTCGTGTTGAGAAACTAGTTTACAGTGGTGATATTGATAAATATAATTATGGCACAGAGTGAAAACATTTTAACAACAATTACACACGTCGGCGATAGTAATACACAAACGCATACAGGTGATAAATTTAAGGGCGACGGTTACTACGGACGTAGTGATGGTCTTCATACTATACAAATCAATCTTAATGACTTTATTGGTACAATTGCTATGGAAGGCACCTTAGCATCAACACCATCTGAAGATGATTGGTTTACAATACCTCTAGGTACAGGTAATACATCAATGGATACAACTGGACTTATTGGTGAAGCAACAGTATCTGGTATTACACATTCAACTGGTAACAGTACATCGAGTACAAAGAATTTTACAGGTAATTATGTTTGGATACGTGCCAAGATAACAAATTGGACTGCTGGTTCGATTACAAATATCAAGCTAAATCATTGAGGGCAGACATATGGCAAAGCAGATAATCAATTTAGGAACTGGTGAACTTACAGGTGACGGCGAAACTATTCGTTCAGCATTTGATAAGGTTAACGACAACTTTAACGAACTATATGCAGGCGGCGGAAGTGGCGGTGCTACTGTACTAACTGACCTTGGCATAACTGAAGGCACTGACGGGCAAGTTTTAAAAACAGACGGCGCTGGTACATACGCATTTGTGAATGTTGGTGATTTAATTGCTGACTACGGTGGAATAAGTGTAAGTCCAGAAGACTTTGCAGATGATATATCAACAGTAAATATTAGCGACCTAGCAAATGTAAATGCTCCTAGTCCTAGTGTAGGTGAAGTTCTTAAATGGAACGGTACTGCTTGGACTGCACAAGCAGATACAGTCGGAACTGAAACTATTACTCTTACTACACTTAAAGCAGAAGCAGCAGCAAGTACAAGTTTTGCTGATTTCCAATCAAGAATTGCTGCATTATAAAACCGATAAATACTGAAAAGGAAAACCCATGGAACAATTTGTAACAGTAGTAATGGAAAAGCAAGACAAGGCAAAACTTGACGAATCAGTATTTCCAGTATACGAAACGTTTAATACTGAGCAAGAAACAACAGTAATGCGAATTCCACTGAACAAAGATCTTTCAGAAGATGAAGCAAACGGTTATGCAGAACATCTTGCTAATTATCTGTTTGCAGAAGGTTATGATGATTTTGATATTGTAATAGGTGAAGATGACATCGACGAAGAAACATACGACGATGATAACGAGTTTTTTGAACAGTACGGTGTTATGTGGTTTAACGAAGATGACGCAGTAGACGAAGCAGAGTATCAAGGACGTTCAGTTAAACTAGGTAAGCCTATGGCAGGTGATACTAAGAAGTTTAAAGTATATGTAAAGAATCCAAAGGGCAACGTTGTTAAAGTAAACTTTGGACAAAAGGGTGCAAAGATTAAAAAGTCTAATCCTGAGCGTAGACGTAGTTTCCGTGCAAGACACAACTGCGATAATCCTGGACCAAGGCATAAAGCAAGATATTGGAGTTGCAGAAAATGGTAAAAATAAACGAATTTTATGATCAACCAATTGATGATAGTCTGCCATATAATGTAGTCGACGATGTGTGCATTTTTATGCGTAATGATCCTATGTTTTATCGTAAATCATTCTTTCCTGCTATTAAGCGTATGCAAGAATGTAGTATGAGTGAAACAGAGTACGACAAAATTAAAGAATTAGGTCCTATGATAGATAAGGCTGCTAGACTATATTGTTCTAAGTTTAAAGTTGGAAAAAGACCAGAAGAGCTCTTGACAAAAGAAGACAAATATTCTTTAATACAAAAAGTATATGCAGAAGAAATGACAGAAATACGCAAGGGTACATATAAATGAGATTTAGCGAATTCAAGATCTTAACCGAAGCGGCTAAGGTGGGTAGAGAATACCAACACCTAGAAGATCTTGTGTTCGTAGATGGCAGTGCAGGCGCAACAAAGGCTGTGCATATTCTAAACAAACTAGGACACGATAGCAAAGACATTGCAATCAAGTGGGATGGCTATCCTACTATGTACTGGGGCAGAGATAATAACGGTGAATTTGTTCTTGTAGGTAAGAACGGTTGGATGAAGGGTAACATCAGTAAGAGTGCCAAAGAGCTGTATAGTTTTATTACTAGCACAGGCAAAGGCGAAGAGTGGCGTGACCGCTTTGCTAAAGAAATGGCAACTATCTTTAACATAATGGAACAAAGCACTCCGGCATCGTTTAGAGGATATGTATACGGGGATTTACTATATCACCCTGGTAAACCTTTTGAGACATCAGATGCAGGTATTACATTTACTCCTAATCAAGTTACTTACACAGTTGATCCTAATTCAGAGT